TGATGATACTTGACCTTTTTCTTCCAAGTATGGAATCGCAGAATACAAATCTTCTGCACAAATTTTTTCCCCTGCCTTTATATCTCTCTTCAAGTAAAGACCACGGTAAAGTGCGTGGAGATAATTTGATTCTTTCTCATCTATTACCCGACGTTTTCCGTGGGTATCTCCACACATAATTGCAGCTCTGTTGAACGCCTTGAGCCATTCATCAACTTGATGTGGAAGAGAACAATAAGATGAAACTTCTTTTTGTTCGTGACCGGCAGGATATGGAATATCAATGTGACGTTCCCAAGTTCTTGCACCTTTTGCGTATGAGATATACATTGATGAATGCCAGTCGTGGTACTCGTGTGTTGATAAACCGATGACGAGATTTGGGTATCTCTCTTTTAGATAATCAATTTGATTCAACTCCAATTCATTATCTTCACTTGGATATTTTGATACACAGTGATTCACTGCAATTGGAATATCTCTATTAGTGAAGAATTTGATTACGTCATCAATTTGTTTATCGTTTGCACCACCGGTTGAAATAATAACTGGCTTTTTTGTTGAAGCAATCTTCTTCAAAAGAAACCAATCATTTATATCTGAACTTGCGACTTTGATTATCGGCAAGTTCATATCAACACACCAGTCCACAGACTTTTCATCAAACGGAGTAGACATTGGAATACAATCGTGTTTACGAATGTACTCAATCAATTCCTTGAACTCATCGTAGGAAAGTTTTGTCTTTGCAGTCTTCTGAATATAACGAAGTCTCTTTGGGAGTTTCGTTAGTTCTTCGCCTTCACCCGATGACTTGAAATCTTTGTGAATAAAGTTATCTACATCTCGGAATTGAAGTTTGATTGCTGCCTTTACTCCATTTGCCTTTACTACTTTTGCAAACTCACGAACAATCTTTTTACCACGTTCAATTGAACCCCAGTGATTGTTTGCAGCTTCAAGAACAAATAGATTCTCAAATATTTCGTTTTTGTTTTGTGCCATAACCTTACTGTTTCTTCATATTATTTATGACGGAATTGCTCCAGTCATTTGTGTTCATATTCTTATCATCTATAAATAGATCATAGTTTGGTTTACCAAACTTTAGGTCGTGATACTTCACTCCCCACTCTCCGAATTGATTTTCAGTTTGTTCTCTCCAATCAATTCCAGTCTTTGTACCACGAGCTGTCCAATACACAATCGTATGACCTTCATCGTAAAGTTGATTTGCCTTTTCTATGTTTTCAATTATTGGGTGACTAATTGTATAATCAGGAACATTTGGACTGTGACAAATTGTTTCATCTATATCTATGTAAATCACCATATGAATTTTCCCTTGTAGTGATTTACAATCTTCACAATTTCTTTTTCAAAATCCATTTGTGGCTTCCAACCAAGACTCCTCAACTTTGAATCATCAAGTGCGTATCTAACATCAATTCCAGGTCTTTTTGTTGAGAAGTCAATATAGTCATTTATATTTACATCTCCAAACATTTCCTTTATTATGACGGACACCACTTCTATATTTTTCTTCTCAAGTCCACCACAGATGTTGAAGATTTCATTCTTGACATCTGAATCAATTATAGTCATAACGGCACTCGCAGAATCTTTTGCATGTAACCAATTTCTAAATGGTTCACCATTATTATGAAGAGGAATCTGTCTTCCAATACTAAGATACTTTACTGCCTTTGGAATTAGTTTTTCAACATACTGACCAATTCCATAATTGTTTGTAGGTCTTATAATTACATAAGGAGTATTGTATGTTCTTGCCCAAGCAAGTATCAACATATCTGCCGCAGCTTTTGTGGCGGAGTATGGATTGGATGGCTTCAACATATCCGTTTCTGTATGAGATCCTTCGGATATATCACCGTAAACTTCATCTGTACTGAAATGTAAAAGTATCGGTGTTCTATTATTTTCTTGGCGATAGTTCCTCAGAAGTTCTAACAACTTATGAACTCCATTTATGTTTGAGTAAACAAAATCATCACTCTTTACAATAGAGTTACCAACGTGAGTTTCAGCGGCGGTATTGATAACATAATCACAGTCATACAAAAATTCTAAATCGTTTATATCACAATGAGTAAACGAAAAGTTTTCATACGTGTTGAATTCATCTAACAAATCTTTGTTTGAGGCATACGTCATCTTATCAACACCTTTTACATACCAACCTCTTTCTAAACAAGCACGAGTTACATACGAACCTATAAATCCGAGACATCCTGTAACGTAAACTATTTTCTTCATATTATCCACCCTGAATATCAATGGAAACCCAATCACTCGGATACCAATTTCCATTTATGTGTTTGAAAGCACTATAATCAAGTAGGTAATTTTTTGGACAGATTACCTTCTTGTTTTCATTTCTATTTTTGAAAGCCGCCCACCAACTGTAAGAACTGTTAGCGATAATGTTGTTATTACACATAGACATTATTGCGAAATCTAAATAATCATTTCCTGTATTTACGAAGACAGTATCTTCATCTAACAGATTTTCTTTACACCAATTCACGTCATTTGTAAATACCAAGAACAAACTGTTATCAGATTTTGCAAGTTCTATTGCATCTTGATAGTAATTTGTTTTCCATAACTTTACAAAGTGATGATGTTGGGGTAATAGATAATCACCAAGACGTATGTGGAGAGAAACCAAATGGTCTGTACCATATGACTTCTTTATTGATTCAATGTACTCGGTTGCTTCTTTCATCAAGTTAGAATGTATCGGCCAATCAAAAACAGTATTCTTATGTTTATCATACCAATATGTGTACAAATCAAAACGACCATCAATGAAAAAAGAACCTTCGGGTAGATTGAATATTCTTTCGTCTACTTGTTTATTGGTATCAATTTCAAACGATTCAAATTCTCTGAAAAAATCATCTGGTTTACATACGTGAGGTATATCAAGTAAGTTGAATAATTTTACCCCATGACCATCATTCATAGTTGATTCAGGAAGAACAATGACAGCATTGTTTTCAACTGCAACAGCATACAAAGAAGCGTACTGTTGTATTTGAGAACAAGTGTCTGCCATTGTTCCTAACGATCTGAACGATAAGTATTTCATCCGATTATCTTCACAGTAGAAGTTGGGACATTACCATTTTCATAACGTGACATAAACTCATTCACAACACCACGGATGTAATCAATTTGTTCATCTGTGATTCCAGGATATACTCCTAAGAAGAATGTGTGGCCAGTTGTCTTTGTTGCAATCGGGAATGTGTTCTTCGGGTCAGGATATTCTTCCTTGAAGAGATTTGAATAAGCTGGGTGGAACAGTGCATTTCCTGTGAAGTACGAACGAGTTTGAATCTTTGCAGCTTCAAGATGGTCAACCAATTCACTCTTATCAAATGGACAACCATCCTTTAGAGTAAGTAGGAATCCGAACCAACTTGTATCTGCCTTATCCAATGAGTATGGAAGATGGAAATACTTTTCATATGGCTTGAAGATTTCGTAGAGACGATTGAAGTTGTGCTTACGACGTGAGTGCATCTCTTCCAGCTTATCAATCTGTTGAAGACCCATAGCCGCTTGCATTTCTGTTGGCTTCAAGTTATAACCAATTTCTTCAAAGACATAACGGTGGTCATACTGAATCTCAGGATATTCCTTGAACCAAGAGTTTAGACGGCAACCACAGGCTGTTCCCTCTGTTACGTTACCCGGCTTCTTTGTGTTACAATAACAAGCACGACCCCAGTCACGAAGAGCAGCGAGAGCCATTCGGTGTACTGGTAAGTTACACGCAACAAATCCACCTTCACCCGTTGTCATATGGTGAGCTGGGAAGAATGAACACGTTGACAATCTTCCGAATGAACCGAGTGGCTTTCCATCCCACTTTGAACCGAGAGCATCGCAGGTATCTTCAAGGTAGATTAGTTCATACTTTTGTACAAGAGACATCAACCGATCCATGTCCGGTGGGTTACCGAGGACGTGTGCAAAGATAATACCCTTGATTTCTCTGTCAACATCTTCTTCAAGTATTCTTTCAACTTGGTCAAGATCAAGATTTAGATTCGGAAGTGTAACATCAACGAATACTGGCTTGAATCCATTTTGAATAAGCGGATTGATTGTTGTTGGGAAACAAACAACTGGTGTGATGAACTTTGAACCCACGGGTAGAGAACCACCACGACGAGTCTTCAACATAGAAACCATGAGAAGATTCGCAGAACTTCCTGAGTTTACGAATACGCCATCGGTTTTACCGAGTTCTTTTGCGAACTTGTTTTCAAATTCACGACCCTTTTCTCCGAGAATAAGCCATCCGTTGAGAAGCGTATCTACTGCGGCAACATATTCATTTGAGTTGTAATAAGGACCAGAATATTGAATCCAATCTTTACCAGGTACCCATTCTTTTGATGAATCTAAATTTTGGATATATGATTGAACAAGACTTAGAATTTCTTGTTTTTGTTCTTGAAGATTTGCAGACATTTGGTTTGCCTTTCAGTTTATAATGAGTTTTTTATGTAATCGTATGTTTGTTTTATACCATCAATATACGAAGTAAATTTGAAATCTGGAAATAGTTTTTTCAGTTTTTCAATACTAACATCTCGCATATGTTGACCATTCGGCTTGTTTGTATCATAAACTATATCAAAATGTTCTTTGTTAGTTGCTCGTAATGCAATACCGGCTATCTCAGAAATAGCAAGAGACTCTTCGGTTGCTATGTTTACATTTTCAATAGTGTTGGTCTGAATCATTAGACTTATTAGTTTTGCAACATCACCCGCATAAGTAAACTGCCGTCTTGGTGTTCCATCCCCGAATAGAGTTATTGTATTTCCTCCGTTCTTTTCTGCAAAAATGATTTTATCAATCAGTGCTCCTATAAAATGCTTTGATTCAAAATCTCCACTTTCATACTTACCATATAAATTTGAAGGAATAACGTATGCGTAATTGAATCCATTTTTTCTCAAAATATCTATTTCTAACGCCAACATTCTTTTTGAGAATCCATAGCCAATATTACTTTCGTGTGGCATACCTTCATAAATCATTTCTTCGGTTATTGGATATATTGGAGAAACATCTTGGTATGCACAGGTTGATAGAATTCCTATTAGTGTTTTTACAGAACCATTTTTGCGAACTGCTCTTAGAAGATTTGTATTCATCAGAACATTATCTTCATAATAGTCAAACGGGTACTTCATATTATCTGCAATTCCACCGACTTTTGCCGCAAGATGAATTACACATTCTGGGTTATGAGTATTTATGCAATCGGAAGTTTCATCATAAGAAAGTAGGTTACAATCTTTAGATGAAAGATAAATCCAATTCGGTTCTATTTCTTTTAGATAAGAACCGACCATACCACTTCCACCAGTAACTAATACTTTCATAACGTTTCCATCCAGTATTCAATCATTTCATCTAACATAGTTTCAAATGTATATTTTGGAGACCATCCTGTCATTTGACGCAGCTTTGATGAATCACCTTTCAAGTTATGCAATTCTTCAGGTCTTTGATATTTTTCACTTGTCTCAACATAGTTCTGCCATTGCATTCCAAGATTTCTAAAAGTGTATTCACACAACTCTTTTACTGAATGAGATATTCCTGTAGCGCAAACAAAATCATTTGGTTCATCTAATTGTAAAATATCCCACATAGCACGGACATAATCTTTAGCGTGTCCCCAATCTCGTGTTGCATCTAAATTACCCAATACCAATTTATCGGATAGTCCCTTCTTTATCTTCACGGCTTCTTTTACAACTTTGTTTGTCACAAAGTTAGTTCCTCGTCTTGGAGATTCGTGATTGAAAAGTATTCCGTTTGAGACAAACATATCATAAGAGTTTCTGTAATTTCTTGATATGTTGTATGCAAATACTTTTGCACATCCGTAAGGAGAGACTGGATACATTGGTGTTGTTTCTCGTTGATAACCATCCGAGTCTATTGAGTTTCCAAACATTTCAGAAGAACTAGCTTGGTATATTTTTGGATTTGTGTTTGAGTTTTTTACTGCCTCTAATAAATTCAAGGCACCAAGACCTGTTACGTTCGATGTGTAAATCGGTTGGTCAAAAGAAATTCTAACGTGTGATTGTGCGGCTAGATTATAAATTTCTTTTGGGGTCACTTCATTTATTACACGAGACAGGGATGATATATCAGTCATGTCTGCATAATGAAGGTGTAACTTCTGAAATAAAGAGTCATCTATACGGGCAGTTTGATTTTCTGAAACAGAATTTCTTTTCAATATACCGTGAACTTCATAACCCTTCTCGATTAGAAATTCTGCCAAGTACGAACCATCTTGTCCATTTATTCCAGTTATTAGAGCAGACTTATTTAGGTCTGTCATACATCACCTATCGTATTGTAATAATTGTTTTGTTTTTCTTGTCTATCTATTGTTTTGTTGTGAAACAAACACCATTCTTTTTCATCCGGTAAGAACGCATATGTTTCATATCCAATCAATCGTTCGTGAACTTTATTTTGCCAACGGATTGTTTCTTTGTTCTTATAGATTCGTGTTTGCCAATCTGGCCAATTTATTCTACCCCATTCATCATACTTCCATCTCCATCTTGCGATATGTTCTTCCGTTATATTCTCAACAGTATTCCATCTTGGAACCCAAAACATTTCCACAGAATCGTTTTGAGTTAGAACGTCATGAAGAACTGAGAACAAATTAGTTGATGGTATCTCGTCCGCATCAATATTGAATATCCAAGATTTTGTACAATGATTCACAAGATTGTTTTTGAATGAAGAAAAATCATTATTGAGTGGAAATTCAATCACCTTGAAAAATGGAATCTTCTCTTGATAAATTGAACAAACTTTCCTTACGGAATCAGTTGCTTTATCGGCATCTAATTGAACTACTACTTCATCTTCATCGGTTATGTTCTTTGATAAAGTGTAGAGTAGCTTATCAAGTTCTTTATCTTCGTCAAATGCAGAAGTTGTGTATGAAATCATCAATCCACCTTATTCAATTTCGGAAGATTCAATTGAATCTTTTGTGCAAACTTTGGAAGATACTGAGTCAAGTAATCATCAAACTTTTTAGTCATCGAATCAAATGACCATCGGGTTTCAATTTCATTCACAGACTTCTTTGAATTTGAAAGATAGTTTTTGTACTTCTTATAAACTTCACGCATAGTTGCACCGGCTGATTGGTAATTTACTCTGAACCAAGATGACCCACTATTGATAACCCCCTCCCATACTGCACTTGGATGAACAGGATTCAATTCTCCATCAAGATATGTGTGAAATGCAGGATTTACAAAGTCAACGTGTCCACTCCAACCAGATACAAGAACCGGTTTTCCCGTTGTAATAAATTCTGCAATAGGTCTACCATAACCTTCGCCCTTTGTAAATGAAACGAATGCCTTTACTTTTTCATGGTTGTATAAAGAGTTCATTTCTTTATCAGACAAATCACCATACAGAAGATAAATGTTTGGTAGTTTTGTTTTCTTACTCATCTTCTTTATAAGTTCTATCTTCTCCATTGTTCTACTTCTATCTGTTATGGAAAAAGAGCCACCTGAAGATTTTAGAATGAGTGCTGGTGGATTTTCTGTGTCACCGAATGCTTCAAGGAATGTCATAATCAGACCAGACACGTCTTTTCTATCTTCACCGAAATCACCTTTCAACCAATGTCCAACAAATAGATAACAGAAGTTTTCTTCTATCTTATCTAATGTTGTTTGAATTGATTCTTCAATGGGTGACTTTCTATCATAAATATCCAATCTCAGTCCCTCGTGAAGAACTTCAATCGGAACATTTATTTCCACTTGACCAATTGATTGGTTTGTGTTTTTATCTCTCTTATCATACTTAGTATTCAAGAATACTTCCCTAGCGTGTTTTGAAGGAACTAAAACAAGATTCATTCTGTTACAACCCTCAATCCACTCACCCGAACACAAATCTGTTTCAACCCCAGCAGTTATTCCAATATTGTACTTACCAATCGGTTTAAATTCATTTGGTATTGTACACTGCATCCAAATATCTGGCTGTTCTTGCATACCTGGAATTATTGCATCGAGTATTTGTTTATGTTCAGGATTATTTTCGTCAAGTGCATTCATTGGAGTCATTCCCCAATTTATTGATATGACTTTGATATTGAATTTATCCATCCTGAATAAAGATGTTAGTAAGTCTCTGGCATGAGACCCATAACCAGACATCGTTGCGACCGGTCCACAAAATACTAAGTTTGGTTTATTATTCATACATTATCCTTATATCATGTGTAAATCAAATCTTTTTGCAGGTTGCCAGTTTTGGAAACAACCCTCAATGCTATCAACAACACGTTGACACATATTATCACGACTCATACCAACTTCAGGATTCTTGATAAACTCAACACCCTTACGTCCCGCAGCAACACGTTCTTCCTTCGGTGTCTTATACCATTCATAAAGTGCGTTACCAACTTCACGATAATCAGCACGGTCATCAAAAATGTACGGTGTTGGAACAGAACCTTGAAGTGAAATGTTTGATGGCCAAACTGGCTTCACCCATTCACCATGTTGAAGTTCTGACCATTCTTCTTTACGATGTAAAGTTTTTACTTCAATGTAATCGTCTTCCGTAAAATACTTACCTGTCTTTGGATTGATGAAACCACATTGGTCTTGAAGACCACCAGTTACGTTCACAACGATTGGAGTACCAGCGGAGATTGCCTCTGCTGTTCCGAGACCAAATCCTTCGTTCGATGCCATGTTGACAACAACATCGGCAACATTGTAGAGTACATTGAGTGCCTCACCAGGCAAAATCTTATCTGAGAACATAACAGGGAACGGGCATAATTCAGAGACGACCGCTGTTAGGTCAGTTCCGTTCGGGTCAATTGGTGCACCGTGCATAATAAGAATTGCATCTTCGTATGGGTTACCACCCGCCTTCTGAATTTCTTCACACAAATGTTTGTATGAGAGAACTACATCACCGGGATGTTTACGGTGAATGTTACGATTGTTCCAAAAGACAACAAACTTATTTGGATTATTGCCACGAATCTTATTTGATTCGTTTACTAAATCGTTCCAATGTTTGTCACCGTTAGTAATGGGATGATAGATAGTTGTGTCAATTCCGTGTGGAACATAGGTTACGAGTGTTTTCATTATTATTTTATCTCTAAGTTCATATGTTGGCGGTACTAAAGATTTTCCATCCAAACCAATGACCCCATGTTCACCATTGAACCCACGATGAAGTGCATCAACATTTATCGCGAACGTCTGTTTGGAAATTGCCATCAACAAATCGCAACTAGCATACGCCTCTTTATTCCACATCGGCGTCGGTGTGCAATCCCAAATGTTCAGATACATCAGTGGAAGTTGTGTTCTAATTTCATTCTCCATAGCATACAACCAATCCCAAAAACGTGGATCGGTGAAATGAAGAATTGCATCTGGCTTTTCGGATTTTATTAGATTACGAATAAGAAATGGATCACCATATCCATCATTACAGTAAATCTTTACAGATGCATCTTGAACACCTGTTACATTTTTTGCGTCTTGTGAAAGGTCAAGTGCCTTTCCTTTATCGGGGTGATTGATAGCGGCACCAACTTGAACCCAATCATACTTATGAACTGTGCCTATAACCATATCACGAGAGACGGTTGCAATACCGCTCGTTAGACGTAAATCGTCTGATAAGAGTAGAATCTTTTTCTTTGCCATACGAAACCTTTGATTACGAAACTTTTGTTTTCAATAAATATCAATATACGAAAAAACGATTATAATAACAAGTGTGGTTTAGCTTCAATCAAACCATTTTGTGTAATCAAAACGTGTTCAGAATTTACATGAAACTCTGTAATGTTTCTTGCATTTACATAAGACATTGAAGAACGAACACCATCCTTGATGTCATCTATAATTCTTTCAACCTTACCCTTGTAAGGAATCAATTTTGAATTGCCTTCAACGTTCTTTTCTTCCAAACCATGAACTTGTTTTACTTCGGCCGATGCAGAACCACGATACTTCTTGAAGAGTTGTTCGTTCGGCCACATTCCCATTCTCTGAATTTCCCCAGGAGATTCACGAGTGCCAGCAAGAAGCGAACCTAACATCACAGAATCAGCACCAAGTGAGAGTGCCTTCGCAACATCACCTGTCATTCTGATTCCACCGTCCGCAATAATAGGAACATCGATTCCTGTTGATTCTACTGCACTTACTGCCTCAATGAGTGCAGTTACTTGTGGAATACCAACACCTGTTCTGATTCGGGTTTCACATAAACTATTATGTACAACAATTCCATTGATATTATATGAGTGGTCTTTTTCTACCGTCAAATCGTAAACATTACCTTCGTAATGTTTACGTTCAATCTTTTCTATTTTCTTTAGTTTGAATTTCATACATAACCTTTTCTTTTACAAGTTTAACATCATTTTTCAATTCATCTTCCCACACATATAGTATGGAATATCCTTTTTTTTCTGCATAGTGTTTCTTTTCAATATCACGTTGTATCTTGAATTTTTGCCTTTCACTCGTCGGCCCGTTTGGATATATTTTTGGATTACAGTGCCAATAATCACCTTGAACTTCTATTATGATATTTGTATTAGTTATCCTAAAATCATACTGGTATCGTTTATCCATTATGAAATTGTAGTGATTTGGAATAGATAATTCAGACAATATAGATTTCATCACTCTTTCGGGATTTGTCATCTTGTATTTATTCTTACGAATTCTTTCTATTGCAAATTCTCTCTGTCTTTGTTTCACAATTGGATTTGAAGAATATATCTTGTTTGCGTTAGATATGATAGACATTATATCCTGTGGGTGTGTTTTTCCGTAAAAAGGATTCTTCTCACCCATCATACGTTCCGAATGTTTTTTATTTCTATCCAAAAGATATTCTTCAAATCGGTGAGTTCCCATCTTTTCTCTAACCACATCTTTCCAAGATTTGCCAAACATAGGATTTTTTTCTCCGTCATATTTTCCATTCTTAGCACCACTTTGAAGTTTCTTTGTTTTATCAGAATGTGTTTTTCCGTAAAATGGGTTTCTCTCACCTGTAATCGAGCATTTATGGCATAGATATGGAGTATGAATGAATCTAGACTTATACGAGGTGTTTACGGGAGACCCACAATCGGAACATATTGCTGATAATTTAGATTGGTCTATCATGATTTGTTTCAAAGAAATTTTCGTAAGACCATCGGTGGATACCATGAACCTAAACTTTCCTTCAACAAAAGTTTGTGTGTATGTTATACCATCATAAAGTATAATCGTTTTCATATCTTCCATAAATTTCTCCAATACCATATCCAATACCAACCCGTTTATTATAAATATGGTAATGGTGAAAAATTATTCAAGTTCAATCAAAAAATATTCATCTGTAAGTTCGCCGGATGGTATCCACTTTGCATACTGATGAATATTGTTTTCATCTACTTTATCCACATCGGAAATATGAACAACATAGAATTCATGGTTTGACGTGGATTCTATACCGTTTACAATAACAATCTCCTCATCTTTATCATACTCAAACTTATTTACTACCTCATGGATTTCACCGGTGTGTGTATAAACCAAATCACCAATTTGAACATCAATAATTCGTTTCAATCCGTTTGTTGTTTTTACCAACATATTAGCTGTAAAACAACCATTACCGATACCAACACGAATTGCGTCAGCTCCCCATTCTGCCAAGTTTTGTGCACCTTCATATGTAGAAACATTACCAGCAATCACATCAACATATTCAGGAAGATTTTCTTTACACCACTTGATTGCATCACGAACTTGTTTTGTGTTACCGTGAGCAACATCAATAAGAAGAACAATAGCACCTGCGTTCACAAGTTCTTGTGCACGTTCTTGATAATCACCAGTTGCACCAATAGCAGCAGCAACTAATTTCTCTTGTTCTTTTATCTTACGGACTTGGTTTGCCTGTTCTCCAATCTTCATAAAACGATGGATGATACCAACACCACCATGTGATGCCATCGCAAGACACATCTTTGAATCTGAAACGGTGTCCATCGGTGAAGAAACGAGTGGTGTTCCAATAACATATCTCTTTGTGAATCTCGACCTCAAGTCACATTGACTACGAGATTCTATTTCACTGTAAATCGGAGTAATTTGTATATCATCAAATGTATATGCGTACTTCATTATTGAACCCTGTTCTTTATTGGACATAAATCATCTCTATCTTTGAATTCACACCACCGGCAATTTTTAGATTTTTCACCTTGAGTTGCCGGATATATGATGTCTGTTCTCTTGTTACCTTCGGAATCAAATGCAGTTTCAACGAATGTTTGGATTTCTTTTAGGATTTGAGTTTGTGAAACCTTACCATGTGAAGGAGCAAAACGTTGAACACGTTTCTTCATAACGGCATATTCTGCATCTTCATTGATTTTACGTTTCAGAATAAGATACTCAATCTCAATATCGTCGGGATGAATATCATACTGTTTGGCATAAAAGGTCTTGTATAGAACAAGTTGTGAAGTCTTTACTTTATCTGCCTTTGTGTATTTGTTCCAACCACTCGTTGATGTTTTGAAATCATAGATATGAATCTTACCTGTTCTTATATCTCGCATCACCAAGTCAAGGAAACCAACGAGTCGGACATTTGGATTTGATTCAACCGGAATAATGTTGATTGGCTTTTCGATACCAACAAGTTCCCAACCCTTCTTCATAAAGAACTCTTCACGGTGCGCCTTGAACCATCGGATGATTTCAATACCATCGATAAGGTGTTCTTGCATTTCATCACGATGTGAAAAGTGTTTGTCATTGTTTTCAGACAAGAGTTTCTTATACTCTACCCCCATCTTTTCTTTTAGTAGGTCTTCGAGTGGAAGTGCATTCGCCTCTTCAATGGTAGAACGATACATCATCTCTACATACATCTGAAGAACTTCGTGCATAGCAGTTCCAAACACGAGAGCGATTGATGGGGAAGGAACGGAAACCTTATCAATGTAATTCAGTTTCCAACGATGAGGACATCCTTTCCACATTTGATACTGTGAAAAGGAAATTTTAGACGTTGACATACTTCTTCACTTTCAGTGGAGTGAAAATATTTACGATTGGCAAACCACCTTTATCGTAAAATACTCCTAAGTAATTTTGTGAAGCGGCCTTAAACATCGCATCCCAATCAGTATAACCACCACCAAGAAGAGCATGGACAACGTTATATGCCTTCTTATCGGTTTTTTGTAGTTGTTCCTTGTCCTTCTTGTATTCTTCTAACGCGGCCTGAATATACAAAATTTTACTTCCATCAACACTCGTAGTATAAAGTTCACGGGAACTAGACTTTATCTGGTGTTCGACCTTTGATAAATCGGTATAGTAAAAAACCCGTGGAAAGTCTGACAACTTGTACTCATTTCCTGAGTAAGTTGAACGTCTCGATGTTGTTTCTTTTGGGTCCAATATAGTCTCATTACCCATGTCTGTTTTAGTGAAATGATAAAGATTAACAGTTCCACTTAAAGTAGTTGATTCATTCAGTTTCTTTTTCATACATTTTCCCATTCAAAATACTTTGTACCACCGGCGGCTTCATATGGATTCACCCCGAAGTGCCCACGTAAAGCAGTCTGACTGTAAATAGGTGACTTCAATCCCAATCGAGAAATGATCCCACTCGGTGTCAGGTCTCCACGAGTAAGTGTACCCAATCCAAACTCTTTTCCGGTTGTTGGGTCATAGATTCTATATGATACAGGATACTTCTCACCAATTGCATATGCGAGTTGAACCTTCACTTTGTTTGAGTCTTCATTTTCTTTCAACGTCCTAAGTGCAATATGACGTGCCATGTAAGCGGCAGAACGGTCAACCTTACTTGGGTCTTTTCCTGAGAAGGCACCACCACCGATTTCACAGTCTGCACCATATTGGTCAACTACAATCTTTCTTCCTGTCAAACCACAATCCGAGATAGGTCCACCGATGTTCCAAGTTCCTGCTGGATTGATGTGCCACTTCGTCTTTTCAGTAAAGAGTGATTGTAAGTTCTCGTCAAGATTGCGCATTACACCAAGTCTAATTTCGTAGTGGAACATCTCACGTAGTGACGTTAGTGTATATGATTCGTCGTGACACATAGAAAGAACAACGTTATCAATGTGTTTTGCAATACCATCTTCATAGTAGATGGAGACTTGACTCTTCATGTCTGGTCTTAGTTTTAGTTCGTGTCTACGTGTAAACGACTCTTGTACAAATTGCCTTGCCAAGTAAATTGGAATAGGCATGAAAGTTGGAGTTTCTCTTGTTGCATAACCGAACATGATGCCTTGGTCACCGGCAGTAAGTTCATCACCAACTACAACGGCATTGTGTATCTCTGGTGATTGTTGAGAAATGTTTAGGTGGATGTTTACTTTGTTACTATTGAAGTATGATATATTACTATCATACCCTGTTTGTTGAATGGCAAAAATAGCGGCATCACGAATATCCCTATCACTCAAGTTTGCAGTTGATGAAATTTCACCACAGACGTAAACGTCTAAGTTCTTTACCATCACTTCACAGGCAACCTTTGCATCAGGGTCTCTCTTTAGATATTCATCTAGAATTGCATCTGAAATACAATCGGCAATCTTATCAGGATGACCGGGTGAAACAGATTCAGAAGTCCAAATATATGATGACATTACTTACCCCACTTTCCATTTTGGACGAGTTGTGCAATTATACCGTAAACTGAAATATCTTTGAATGTATCTTCGAGTGACTCACCAACCGCATCCTGTGAGCCAAACATAATCATTTGCTTGTACCGATTAATTTTATCATTCAGACGAAAGAACAAACCTTGAAGTGACAACCTTCTATCTTGTTCTCGTTCGAGAGTTGTTCCCAACGAGATATTATCTGGTCCGTAATTCTTTTGTTTACGGCAGAATAAAACGTATTGGTCTCTTTGAATTCTCTTAAACTCATCAGTCATTCCTGGATATTTTTCTTCCATCTCACGAACGATTGGGTCTTCTTGTCTACCCAAGTCAATTTCTTTTATTGCCATCTTGTTCCTCATTGTAATGTCTTAATTTGTTTCTTGAATTTTTCTACATCTTCTTTCTTAGTACCGTAACATTCCAAAACAGAAATAAGTTCGTTTGGATTTATTCTTACAAGGTCTGTAATATACTCAAAAATTACTTTCTTACCAAGCTGATAATGTTGGCAGAACAAATCCACAAACTGAGAATCAATCTCTATCTTCTTCTTTTTCTTTGTGTACTTCAGATAGAATGTTGTCTTTGGTAGAATATCATGAAGTAATTTGTAGTAATCTTTGGAGGTGAGGATGCCGTTACTATACTTTTGAAAGTCGTTCACGGCATCCGTTAATTCCATCTCCATAGAAAACCAACGTGTGATAATAAAATTATTCCACACCTTTTGGTCTTCTTCAGTAAGGGTTTCCCATTTAATTTTATCTTTGGTCACACCCTTTATCAAATCGAACAGGGTCTTAGCCATTCTGACCAAATCCCGTTGGTAAAAATTCAGGATTGATATTTCCACACTCAAGACAGGCATACGTTTCAAGTGGAACGATTGCTTCCTTTCCTGTTGGAGACATCAGAGCAGAAATCTTCTTGAAGAAGGTTACTGAATGAAAGAAATGTCCACCACACTTATCACAAGTAATATCTTGTGCATCATTGAGATTTACATTCACACGTTGTGGTTGTGGTGTTTGTTCTCCACCACTCAAGTCAAATACGTTACTCATTTTCTTTTCCTTTCTCTTCTATTAGTTTTTTGGTTTTGTCATATATTTCATATAAAATTTCTTTCGGGAAATCGGCAGTATCTATTTCATCTGTTGATGATATATTCGAAATCCTATAATGGTTATCTGATATAGTTATCATGATTTGCATATTACTTCCGTTGGTCAATTTCCATAATTAGTTGGATGAACATTGCCATTGCATTAATTTCATGGTCTACTACCATTGCATCTTTGTATTGTGATTCCGCGATAATAAGAATCGCAGTTGATACAAACCCATTCGCAAATTGTTCTACATTATCATAAAGATAACGGAAGAGTGGATTGTAATCACGGATTGAGTTGTCAGCAAGAATCTGACGAATCTCTGTGTACTTTTCTTTCTTGTTCTTACTTGACTTTAGAATATCAATAATGGTTGAGTAAAAGTTATTTTGAACAAGAGTTGACTTATCAAGTTGCATCTTACCATCAAGAATACAACGTTGAACTGTATTCAGGACACGACGAATATCAGGATAAGTCATGTTGATAATTTGTGCTAAATCTTCCTTTGAGAACTCCACACCTTCCGATTCAAGGATTCCCATCGTGTGAACTGCAACATCTTTCTTGGATGGGGGAACGATGTTGAAGATTTGACACCGAGATTGAATCGGGTCAATAATCTTGTCCACGTAATTACACGTTAGGATGAATCGTGTTGTTTTGCTGAACGTCTCCATAATGTTACGGAGAGCAGCTTGTGCATTTGGAGTGAGATAATCGGACTCGTCGAGAATGATAATCTTCAAACCACCGAAACCGATTGACGATGCGAACTGCTTGATTTTGTCTCGGACGGTATCAATGGAGTTCTCATCGG